TTAATATATACGGATTTGATTTTAAAGAAACTCCTACATTTAATAAGCCCAACGAAAAAATTACAGAAACAGAAGACGGTGAAAGAATTTGTAGATTTGGTCATAAGTTTATACGTGAAAAAGACGCAATACTTACAATGTGTAAAGATAATGGTTGGAAGTTGAAAAAATGATTGAAAAAAAGATTACACAAATTTGGATTGGTCCAAAACCACCACCTCTTAAATGGATGAATAGTTGGAAAGAAAAGCATCCTGATTGGGAATATAGCATATTCACAGATGAAATGTTAAAGGCGAGAACGTTTAAAAATCAACATCTTATTAATCGCTATTATCATACAAGAATGTGGTGTGGTGTATCAGATTTAATTCGTTATGAATTAATATTAGAGCAAGGTGGGTTTTGGCCAGAAGCAGATATGGTATGTTTGAATAATACCGAAGAGTTATTTGATATGCCAGATCATTATGCTTATACCTGCTTTGAGAATAGTAAACATACAGATCCAACATATAAAAATTATATGCAACCAATCATGGCTGCAAATCCTGGCAACAAACTTCTTGAAGAAATTGTTGATACGTTACACGAATTAAAGCCGGGCCAATTAAATCCTGCGCCATATAAATCAACAGGCAATCACTTTTTATCTCGATATGTAGATAGAACCGAAGTACTTAAAATCTGGCCTTCACACTATTTCATTCCTCAATATTACGCGAGAAACGCGCCATACTATAAGGGCCCGGATAAAGTATATGCAGAGCATAATTGGGGTTCAACTGGAATGCCTTGGACCACACAATATCATGAGGGCGAATAATGTACATTTCACATAAGTACAGATTTATTTTTTTGAGAACACCAAAGACTGCTAGTAGTAGTTTAATGGATTTTTTCGTAAACAATATAGACGATCCAAGTGCCGTTTATGGACCTATTGAAGATACAAAAGATAACGGCAATCTTCCAGAAGAAGTGTATAAAAAATATCAGCAGAACTATAAGATATATCATTTAACACTTCAAGAACTTTTAGATAGTGGTGTCATTAATACAGAACAACTCAATTCGTATTATAACTTTGCTATTCTTCGAGATCCGGTTGATCGACAAAAAAGCTTTTACTATTTCTTTCGTAAATGGCGTGGACGAAAAGGTCCTGGTACATTGCAAGAGTATAATGCTTTTGTAAATCAAGAAGGTTGGTTTGATGGTGAGCCCAATTCCGCAATTAAGCAAACAGATTTTCTCACTCTTCATGGTATAATGAAAGGTGACTATTGGCTCTATGAAAATTTAGATAATCAATTAACAGAGTTTATGAATAAGTTAAATATAGATATAACACATCCACTTAAAACGTTTAAGGGAGACTTTAGATCTAATCGAGACGCTGAATTTAAGTTCGATAAACCAACAGTAGAAACAATGGCCACATATTTTAGAGATGACTTCAATCTCTATTCACAATTAAAGGTAAAAAGGTATGAGCAGACATACTCACAAAGTGTCGAAGGCTTTTATTCTTCGCATTAATGATCCTATTTCAATTGAGTACGCTCAAAACGCTGCAGACTCATGCGATGACGTAGGATTAAAATGGTCTTATTTCGATGGCTATTCACACATGTCAGGTGTTGACGCTTGGCATCTTACTGGAATTGATATTCCTTGGCCAAAGCCACCTTCTGGTCCAAACTTTATATTGCATCCTACGCCTGAAAACAAAGCTAATTGCGCTAGCGCAGGCCACGGTGCAATATGGAAAAGAATTGCGGATGGTCCAGATGATGCTGCTATTGTATTAGAACATGATGCTCTTATGTTGCATCCTCTCGAATTAGAAGTAAACGATTATCAGATTGCAGTCCTTGGATATAAAGTTGCTCAGCCCTCTCGGTATGATCATGTATCAGCTGGCCCTACAAAGAGCTGGTTAAACATTGATGGCCACGAAGGTGCCCACGCGTATGCAATTACAAAGACAACTGCACAATTCTTGGTTAAAGAAATTGAAGAACAGGGACCTCTTGGTGCGGTTGATAACGCATATTTTATCCGTAGGCAACGAAAAACTGCAATTCCTTTAGTACTCGCAAGTCCTAATACCGCGCTTGGATGGTTAAGAGAATCAACAATTTGGGCAGAATCAGCCCACGTTAATTACGAATTTATTGATTCGTTTAAGCGTTTTTATAAATAGTATTTTTTAATAGAGTCTTTCGAATGGAAAAAGAAAACGATAAAGAAAAAGAATTGGATCCAAAGCTTTCGAAAGCAAAAGGTGCTAAAAAAGCAGATGGAAAAAGAGTTCCATTCAGAGAATTTGATCCAGTTAAATACGTAGAAACAGAACCTACGATTAAAGAAGGAAAGACCAAAGATAACGCCGTTATTTCTTTTGGTCGAATGAATCCTCCTACGAGCGGGCATGAATTACTCGTAAGCAAAGTTATTAGTACAGCTTTACGAGCAAACGCATCTCCACTCATTTATTTGTCTCATTCACAAGATCCTAAGAAAAATCCTCTTAGTTACAAAGATAAAATTCGATTTGCTAAGATTGCTTTCGGTAGCGCAATTCAAGAATCTCGTGCGAGAAATATTATTGAAGTTGCAAAAGAACTGAGCAAGACATACAAGAATCTTGTGGTAGTAGTTGGTTCAGATCGTGTAAAAGAATTTTCTAGACTGCTTGACAAATATAATGGCGTTGAATATGATTTTGACGTTATTAATGTAATGTCTGCAGGAGATCGTGATCCTGATTCTGAAGGCGTAAAAGGAATGTCAGCTTCTAAAATGCGAGCTCTTGCTCAAGAAGGGGATCACGATGGATTTAAAAGAGGATTGCCTAAGAGATTACAAGCAGCCTCAAGAGAAGTTTTCGATGCAGTAGTTGATGGACTCAATGAATCCGTTAAACACGAAGCACTCGATCGTCAACAGCGCAGGCAGCGCTCAATACTAATGAAAAAGCTTGCACCTAAGATTGCTCGCAAGAAAAAGATTGCGATGAAAAAGAAAGCAGGGACTGATAAGTTAAAACAACGTGCTCAGAAACAGGCTTTAGATGTTGTTAAGAAGATGGTAGCAGGCAAAAAAGATTATAGTACTTTGTCTATAGATCAAAAGGTTAAGGTTGACGATAAAGTCAAAAAGAAGAGTGCATTAGTTAATCGGATTGCAAAAAAACTAATTCCAAAAGTAAAGGCCGCTGAAAAGGAAAGATTTGCTCGTATGCAACAAGCTAAATCTCAGATGGCAAGTTACGATCCAATGGAAGAAGATATGAATAAGTCTTATGGTAAGGGCTTATCGAAATCAACTAATGCAAAGCGTCAAGCACAGTTTAATAAGCAAGCTAAGATGGATGACGACAATCCTGGAGCTTATAAGCCTGCGCCTGGCGATTCTGAAGCAAAAACAAAAACATCAAAACATACTAAAAACTTTAAGAAAATGTTTGGTGAAGCTTCAGAACAAGATATGAGACCACGTAAGCGTTATCATAAAGCACTTAATGCTGATAATACCGTCAAATTTGATGGTCGGTTTAAAATGTATAAGAAGCCAAAAGAAGAGGATCCGGTAGAGATTAAAGAAGAAATCGACTCTTTAATGGATCAAGTAGATTTCATCTTTGAAAGCAATCCTACAAAATCCTTAAAGAAAAAGGCAGAGCAAACCGGTATTTCTTATGACATTTTAAAAAAGGTTTTCGATCGCGGCGTAGCAGCTTGGAAAACAGGTCATAGACCCGGCACAACACCAGCTCAGTGGGGATTAGCTCGAGTAAATAGTTTTGCTACTGGTGGAAAAACAAGAACGACTGCAGACGCAGATCTTTGGAAAGACCACCAAGGCGGTTAAATGAAAACTTTTAAAGGTCATTTAAACGAAACTCGTTTTGAAAACAGCGTGTTATCTCAGATAGCTCCTTGGTTAGCGAGTTGGTTAGATAAAAAAATAGATAAGAAGCAATTTCAAGCAGCAGTTAAGTTTTGGCTTAAACTTCGAAAAAAGAATCCCGGCCAAGCACGTGCTAATTTAATTAAGACATCTCGTGTTTATGATGTAGATGTACGTACGCTTGATAAGTTTTTTCAATCTATGGTTGATAAAGGTTTAATGCCTGCTCATTTAACTAACTATCCTCGTATGTTTAAAGCAGAAGAACTTTCTGATAAAGAACGAGCAGGCGAAGAAGGAACAGAAAAGCTAACAAAAAGATATAAAAAAGACACACCCGGAGAAAAATAAATGGCTACAACTTTTAAACTGTACGCTGACAAAATGGGTGCAACAGATCCTACCACATATATTGGTAGGGATGGTGATATCTTTTATGATCCGGACTCAGGCGCTCTTAAAAGATCTGATGGTGTAACACCGGGCGGTATTCCAATTACATCAGAAGGATTAACTGTACAAGATGATACACTGACTAGTGATTATTACATATATGTCGGTAATCCAGCTAATAAATTATCATCTTTCCAAGATTATCGTCGAATCAATACCGGTTTTACTTATGACCAAGAATTTACTCATTTAGATCAAGCATTTAAATTTATTATGGAAAATCCTCTAGATGAGGCTGGTTATGCAGACTATATCGGTGCTAATCGTAAAGCATCTTACGTTATTGCGTTAGAAGAAAATGCTACACACACAACCAACCCAGTTATTGGTCACTACGGATTCCATCTATGGAATGTAAATAGTCAAGTAGTTTTGCTCAATCAGAATGCGTTAAGCACAACACCTGCAACAGCAGAATGTTATGCTGTTATAGATGATGATCTTAAATTGTGGGGGATACCTCTGTTTCAGCTGGCAAGATATGATCTGAGATTTACTGGTGAGATCGATTGCCAAGGCCATGTTCATATGAGAACGGCTAGTAATGTTTCGGGGTTTGCAAATAGTATTATAGAAAATAGCATAAGGCTGAGAGATAGTTACGCCCTACTAAATGGCTTCGAGATGAAGCCATCGTCGACCTTTTGCCGGATCGATATTTCGGATAATTCGGTATTAGACATGAATCCAGGTGCCAATATTGACCAAACCAATGGCAGCTTTGAAATTCGGGCGTACACTAATTCGTTTTTAATATACAGGACTGGCGGCGAAAGTGTTCCCTTTAAGCGCATTATCGCTAGTGATTCGACGATTCTAATGAGCAACGCTAATTTAATTATGGAGGAATACATTAGTTTGGGAGACAGTCGACTCACCTTGGCGGGGCAATTGACCTCAAATCAGGGTCAGATTACCTTTAATACAGCATCAGCAAAACTTTCTTTAGGCAGAAATTCTCAATTAACTTATACTTCGCTCATTGATGTCGGCTTTGGCACTTCGCATCAAATTGGTGGTAAAACTGTTGCTTACAATGACCCACTATTGTTTTTACACAAAACCAATTGGGAAGATGGAATTATAACAGTTAATACTGGTGCAACTCAAAATACCATAGGACAATCTGAAGGCACCTTTAGATTACCTAGCATCGACACTACCGCTCGTAATGCATTAACACCTGCTAACGGTGATATGATTTATAACACCACTGACAGTAAATTACAGGGTTATCAAGCAGGCGCTTGGATTAACATAGACGGAACCTAGGACTAAAAATGCCTACTACATTTAAAATTGCTGTTGATAAAATGGGTGCAACTGACCCTTACTCCTACATTGGAAGAAAAGGTGATATTTTTTATGACCCTGAATTCGGCGAACTACGCATTTCTGATGGTGATACACCTTATGGTAGTGGTCTTCAGCAGGGCATTGGTGGATCAACTCCTACAATTAATCAAGTATTGCAAGTAGATGATACAGCATCTCTTGAAGCAATCTTTGCAGCTGGCATTAAAATCAATACGATTGGATCCCTTGACGATTTAGCGCCTGTATTGTTTTCTGCAAACGTAGAAGTTGATTCGACGATTATTGCTTCTCAAACAAACTTTGGTACACTGAATGGATTAACCATTCCTTCCGGCCCGGGCACCATCGCATTACTTTCAAATATTGCTGGATCAGGTACAGTATTAGAAGCAGTATCAGATGATACAACTCCTGAACTTGGCGGTGACTTAAGTACTGGCGCATTTAAAATTAAAAACACAGGCGCTGGTGCAAACGGTGTTATCATTGAACAGGTTGGCGCAACCAACCCCGGCCTGATCGTAAACAATAGTTCTGGAAATACAGTTTTTTCTACTTCTGATGATGTAATAACATTAAACGAAAATCAATGGCCAACATCAGATGGACAACAAAATCAAGTTTTAGTTACCGATGGTGCAGGTCAACTATCATATATTACTCGTAATCCTTTTACGAAGTTTTATTATTACTACGGTGGATCTTCCCCAGGCCCAGCATTAATTGCAGGATCTGATACACTTGGTGTAGGTATTGGCTCTTGGAATGAAATGACTTTTGCTAATGCCGGCACCGGTGGTGATATCGCAAACCTAGGTCCATCGTCTGCGGATTACGATCCTAATCTTGCGGGTATTACAGTTTCGAACGGAGTGTTTAGTGGGTTTATACGAGGCGCTCAATATCATGTAACAGTTGAATTGCAAGTTGTTAATGCTATTACATCCGCATCTGTACAAACACATACAGTTGAAGGTAGTAATAATTATAAATTAAAAGGGGTGATAGCGTACCCTGGAAGTGGCGCTATAAATAATACTGATCCAATTACGACAACAATGAGTGGATTATTTGTTTTTGAAGATTCTGTTGCTGCTAATAATACGCTAACAATTAATTTATACCAAGAACAAATTTTGCAATATTACGTATCAGAATGTGTAATAACAATCATAAGGATAGCGTAATTGCGATGATTAGTTTTAAAGGTTTTTTAGAAGAAAAGAAATCTGAGACTTGGGAAGCTGGGTTTGAACGCCGCGTAGTAAAAACGACTAGCCCTGATCATAAAGAGAAGGGCTACGAGTGGCGTATTAAAGGTAAAGAGCGAGATGAAATTTCAATTAAGCTCTATAAGAAAAAGCCAGACTTCGCAGAATTTAAAAAGCAAATGCGGCGAGTAGCCGGTCACGAGTTTGGCGGTTAACATGAAAAGATTTAAGGGATTTGTAAATAAAGACGATTTTGCTATCTATGAAGGAGTGACTGTTCCTTTAGAAAGACCCCTCATAGAAGAACCAGAACTCAATTCTCCTAAGAGAAGTTCTGGAGATAAAAAGTATGTTGTTTATGTAAAAAATCCAGACACTGGTAATGTGAAAAAAATTGAGTTTGGTGACGAAAAAGGTGGACTCACTTCTAAAATTAATGATCGAGAAGCAGCAAAGAATTTTGCAGCTCGTCACAATTGTGATACTAAGACAGATAAAATGTCTGCAGGATATTGGGCATGTCGATTACCTAAATATGCAAAAGAATTAGGACTTAAAGGTGGCGGCGATTATTTCTGGTAAGCCATATTTTGATTATTCCGGTGGCCATAGACTTTTTTTATGCTGGGCTCCCGATGAAGATTATGTTTGGCACCGTGATGAAGAAGATAGAAAGATTACTGTAGTAAGCGGTGAAGGTTGGTGTTTCCAATACGAAAATTGCTTACCCTTTGTTTTAAAACGAAATAGTGTTTTTGAAATACCTAAGAACGAGTATCACAGATTATTAAAAGGAACTACAGACCTTCTCGTTAGAATAACAAAGACGAATAAATAAGTAACAACTTAAACGAAACAGGGAGATAAACGTGTCTACTGAAGATTTATTGAAAAAAATGTCTGCAATCATGGAAGCAAAATTCGATGATGCAATAGCAGAAGTACTCGAAGAAAAAAAGATGGATCCTGTTGGTAAGGCAGATTCAGATATTGACAATGATGGAGACGTTGATGATTCAGACGAATATCTCAAGAAGCGTCGGGCTGCTATCGGTAAAGCCATCAAGACTCAAAAAGAAAAACGCGAAAGCGAAGAAGTAGAAGTCGATGATGAAGATGAAGATGAAGCAGAAATGGCTTCTGAAATGAAAAAGCTTCACGCTAGTTCTTGTAGCAAGCACGAAATGTACAAGAAAATGAAAGAAAAATATGGCGTCGCAAAAGAAACATTTGAAAAGCTTTACGCTTCAAATTGCGGCGGATAAATTTTAAAATAGAACGAGGAACTTTATTATGTTTTCATTATTTAAAAAGTGGTTTGGAAAAAAAGAAGTTGAGCCGGTTGTTGAAGAGGTAAAACCTAAAAAGGTAACACCTAAAAGAAAGGCACCAGCTAAGGCTAAAGCAAAAGCTGCACCAAAAAAAGCAGCAACAAAAAAAGCAGCAACAAAAAAGCCAGTAGCTAAAAAGACTACAACGGCTAATGTTTCTGCTAAATAAATAAAGTTATAATACTTCAAAAGGAGAAGCAAAATGGCATCATGGGGAGATACAGATACACTCGCAGATGCGCCTAAGTACGAGACACCCAGTGTTTCTTTTGATGCGACGGCCGCGGCAGTCGTAGTATTAGCAAACGACAAGATTGTTGAGCCACATCATGGTCTTGAAACAGGTGATCGTGTCACTTATACAGCTGGTGCAGCACCTATTACTGGACTTACTTCTGGTGACCTGTATTTTGTTATTCGTCTTGATCAAAACGAATTTCAACTAGCAGCAGACGCAGCAGACGCAGCGGCCGGAACTGAAATTGCACTTACTGGTTTAGGCGGTGGAACGGATACAATACAGGTTACTCCTGACGATCTTTTCTTTATCGACTTAACAGAAGCGGGTGTTGATGCAAACCGAGATAAAGGTTTAAAGACTCCAGGCTGGAATTCATATCGTACTTATACAACTGGTGACGGGCGTACTCGTCATATCGTAGAGCCTTTAGTTGCAATGAAGCGTACTGCAGTCGATGCTGGTGACGCTGGTGTAACTGGTGATACTGCGGTTGAAGATGCTACGGTAGCTGATAGTTAATAATACTTTTTGTGAGTGGTATTTAGATTATGCAGTTGACTGAATCAACCTTTCTGCTTTATGCGATGAAACATTATGATAATCCTCATTGCTCTGAAATGTCAGAGTTTGAAGAGGATATGAAAAGGTTTCAATACTTGCGTAAATTGTTTAGTCGTTATCGTCAAGATAATGATTTAAAAGAAAGGTTGATTCTCAATCACTTAATTGTAATTTACAACGTGTTTGGTGAGTATGCTACAAATATGCTCTTCATGAAATTGGATGAATATCACGAGTTTTTAAAGCCGTTTGTAGAATATTTAAATTATATGCCAAGTGTTGTAAGATATGACGATATCGAAATGAATAGAGATAGCATTGTACCTGACGCTCACATACTTAAAGTATTAAAAGGAATTTAACGTGGTCGATTTATTTCTCGTTTACCAATTCATACGTAAGCTGACTAAGCCTTTTACGGATTGGCCGGCTTATGAGTTGGGAATTATTGATGAGAAAGGAAAAGTTCTTATTCCACGTAAAAAGTTTAAGACTACAGAACAGAAAAAAGCTTTTACTATTCTCGACGTAATGATCGGGAATCTTAAAAAGCTATTAGAAAAACTGCCAGGTGGATCTTCTCAAATAGCATCTTATGCTGCTGCTTTATGGTTAATCAAAGAATGGAATATGTTCCAAGATGATGCACCACTATTGACAGAAGCAGTAACAGATGATATAATAGAAGATTCTATGGAAGAGTTTAAACTGTTTCTTGAAGCTGTAGAAGAAGACATGGCTGTAGCTTCGGGCCAAATTGCTGGTTTAGGTGTTGGTCCTGATGGGGAGCCTGGTTTAACAAAGGCTCAACAAAAAAAATACAAGAAAAAGAATCAGGATGGAAATATGATTTCGTTTAAAGAATCTTTAAAAATGCAAATTGCAGCACGAGGTAATGTAGCTGATGCTATTATGGCCTATGCTAAAAAATATGGTGATATCGACAAAGATGACATGATGGATGTTGCAATTGCAATTGAGACCGGCGATTTAAAAAAGGCAAAAACATTACTTAATAAGATGGATACAGATCCAAGAGATTGGATTGCAGATCTTCTTAAGAAAAAGAAATTTAAACTTTAATAGGAGTTATGCATGGATCTTGATGCACGAAAAAGAGTCTATAATCAACTACGAGTTGATGAAGGCGTAGAATATAAAATTTATTTGGATCACCTCGGCTATCCTACATTCGGTGTTGGTCATTTAATTACTGAAAAGGATCCAGAGCATGAAATGGAAGTCGGTGATCGTGTAAGAGAAGAACGCGTAGAAGAAGTTTTTGCAACCGATTTAGATATCGCATTAAATGAATGTGAAGTTCTTTACACTGAAGAGAAGTGGTGCAAGTTCCCTGTAGAAGTTCAAGAAATATTAGTTAATATG